TTCCATTTTCTCACCATCACCATCAGAAGCAAATCCTGGGATAGACTCAAGGATTGTAGCTACAGTTGGAGAAGTTACGAGGAAGTTAGCACCACCACGTAATGTTAACTGATGGATTTTGTTAGAAACTTTTTGTAATTTAGTACCTAAAGTTTGGAACCATCCACCCTGAGTGTTGTAATAACCTTGAGACAAGGTAGTGAAGGCAGTAGCACCACTGTTGATAACAGTGTTGTTAACAGCACTCCAGTAATCAACTGTGAAAGCGTTCTCGATCAACATATCTAAGATTTCGAGGTCGATTTCCATAGAGATGTATTGAGATAAGATACCAGTTAATTCAGCTTCAGCATCTACGCTATGGTAAGCGTTTAAGTCTTGAGCGAATTCTGGAGTCCATTGTGCTTTCAACTTACGAGTTTTAGCAACGATAGGCTCAGATTTCAACTGAACGTTGATTTCTGGGATAGCGATTGCAGAACCAGCACCAGCAACAGTTGTGTTGTTTGATGGGTAACCAGCACCTGAAGCATCTTCAAAATCACCACGATCTGTAGAAACTGGTTGTTGGTTGTAGTACAATCTTACGCTACCGATAGCAGCAGAAGAACCTGTATGACCCATTAAAGATCCAGTAACAACGAAAGAAGCTGTACTGTTAGTGATAGTAGTGAAAGCCTGTAATGGGCTATCTACAGTGATTGTAGAACCAGAAGTGATAGTCCAAGCGCGAACACCATTTGTATCAGCATTCAAAGTAGAAGCAATTGGAACTAATACTTTAATCCACTGATTAGCAGCAGCAGAAGCTGAGTAATCAGAATCGAAGTTAAGGTCAGCCCAAGTAGCAGATGCAGTGAAACAGTTAGCGATAGATTCAGAAAACTGGTTGATAGAGTAACCAAAACGACCAGCACCATAAAGGGACTGAGAAGTAAGACTAGTTACGTTAGTGTTTGGATCAGCACCATATAAAGATCCACCATTGGTAAATGGTTCAGGGAAATTGCTACCATATTTGAAATCCAAATAGAATACAAGACCAGAAGGTAAGTTCATTGGTTGTACGCTAACGAATTCTTTAGCAGCGATTTCACCGAATACACGGCGAACTAATGGTAATGCAACACCGTTCCAAGCTTCCTGTGCGTAAGTACCACCACCGATAGTAGCTGTACCAGTTGAAGAAGCTTCAGTAACTAATTGCTTAGCTTGGTTCTCAAGAAGGATCGCCATTGTGTTGCGATCATTCTCGCTTTTAATGCCTTCTAAAAGGCCAGACTTAGTCCATTTGGCACTAAGCTTTTTTGCGTCATCAGCAATAACTTTGTATTGGTTAGATGACTCTAATAATTGTTGTACGTTCATTTTTAAACGATTTTAAATTGGGTTTTGTTATTTAATGTTTGCGAGTTTTTGCATACGAGAAATTACGTCGTTAGACTCAACAATTGACTTGTTTGGAGCCACACCTGCAGCTTTAGAAGCAAATCCTAAGGATTCTTTAATAGCTTTTTTAGCTGGAGTGCTGATAGCAGCTTCGAGTGATTCGAATACTACTTTAGCTTCCTTAACGTTAGTTGCTTTGTCGAATGAAGCAATTACTTTTAGCTTTTGTGATTCAGTTAAATTTTTAGCTTTGAAAAGCTTGTTAACATAAAGTAACTTAGCGTTTAATAAGTTAACTTCATTTAACTCGTTGCGAAGAACCTCGATAGTTTCAAGAGCTTCTTTCATCTCATCTTTGTCTTCTGTTTCAGCAATACCAGTGGTTTTGCTTTTAACTGTACCTTGGAATCCACCTTTTTCAGTTGCCATGCAAGCTGAGAATATTTTTCCAGCTTTTTGTGCATCCATTCCTGATTTGATGTTTGCATTGTACTCTTTAAGACATTCTGTTCCGAGAATTTTCTTGATAGTATCCATGATACCTTCTTCCATTTTCTCTTTGTCTTCTTCTTTCTTAGCTTCGTCCATTTTGTCTTCGTCCTTAGCTTCGTCTAAAGAATCCAATTCAGCTAATAATTCTTCTAAATCGATCTCATCTTCTTCAACTTCTGCACCTAAATCTGGACCCATTTCACCTGACATAGCGTCAACCGGAACGATTTCTTCTTCGTCAGCTGGCATTTCAGTGTCCATTTCTTGGGAGATGATGTCTTTGATAAGATCTTTGAGGTCGTCGATAGTCATGTCTTTAACTTCGATTTCCTCTTCTTCTTCACCACCTTCTTCTTCCTCTTCTTCTTCTTCTTCCTCTTCTTCTTCTTCGGCTTCGTACATTTCTTCTTTGTCTTCAGCCTCTTTCATTTCTTCTTTATCTTCTTTCTTAGCTTCATCTAACTCTTTTTCATCGCTAAGTTCAGCTAAAATTTCAGATAAATCGAAATCTTCTTCGAGTTCTTCGTCAGCTTCTTCAAGAGCAGCACCGGTTGCACGGTATTTGTCTTGAATGGTGTCTCCTGTAACATCAGGATGCATGCCTTCTTCCATTTTGTCTTCTTCGCTCTTTTTAGCTTCTTCCATTTTCTCGTCTTCTTCTTTAGCTTCATCAATTTCTTCAATTTCTTGAAGTTTAGCAGCTAACATTGATTGGAGTTTTGGAGTTAAAGCTTCTTCAAGAGCGGCTTTTGCGTTTGCTAACGCTGCTTCGCGAACGGCTTTAGCGTCGGCGATAGCCTCTTTGAATAATTCCTTACTCATTTTGTGTTTCTCCTTAAATTTGTTTTTCGGAAATAAGCTTATTGTAGAAAAGCTTAATAGGGGGTTATTGTATTACCAAACTACCATGAATAGAAATGGGTAGCTATTTTTGGCTACCCATAAATATATGTAGATACTAAAAACCGCGAAACGTTTAACAGAGAGGACATACCCCTGTTTGCGCACAGATAATTTCGGTAATTAGTTCATTAACTTTACTATAATCTTTATTAGATGCAAATTGCTTTGATTCAGCTAATTGCATATATGCTTGTGGTGTTGATGGTACTGATACTAGATCCCAACATAATAATTCGAAATCATCTTGTACCTCAACTGTTTCACCTAATTGTTTAACACTACCCATACCACGAGATGAAATACCAAGTGGAATACCTGATAATACAAGTGCTTTAGCAATGTTACCAGATGGTGTAGGTAATAATTCTAATTTACCCATCAAATCGTTACCATTCCACCATACCTCAGTTATTACATGAGATGTATTAGCTAAGTTCACAACAGATGCTTCAGGATGATCTAATTCACCTAAAGCAGTGCGTGTTTTAATTGGTCCTTCAGCGTATTTTTTAACTTCACGCTCTAATACCTCGCGTGGATATACACGACCGTTACCATTTTTTTGTTCAGCCTCTTGTAGTTTACCTACTAAGGTAGTTAAACCAGCTTTAGCACCCTTACCTTCAACTAAGGAAAGTTTAGCTGCTTGGAATGGTGTATGATCTATTAATAATGATTTGCTCATATTATTTGTTTTCATCTAGTTGGTGACCAGCAGTATCAGTTAAATTATCGCGACCATCGAAAGTTTCACCTAATCCTAACATAGTATCAGTATTTACTTCATCATCACTTTCCATTTCAGCTAATACTTCGCGAACGATTTCAGTAAGATCTTTTAAATTATATTTACCTAAATTGATAGATGGGCTAGATACTTTAGAAGTTGTTGTTCCCATACCTGTTACATTATCAACAACGTTTTTAATTTCTTTTTCAGATTTTTTAGAATATACTACTTGTTTTCTATCATCCTCATCCCACTCAAATTCAGCATCTATGAGTACGGATTTAATTTTTTTTTGTTCTTCTGGTTTAAGACGAACGTTTGTTTGGTAGTAGTTTTCTTGACCTTCTTTAACAACCTTCATTTTTTCACCTGTAGCAGCCATTTTCTGAACGCCACGAGATGTTTTAGCTACAAGTGACATTAATGAAATACCTGCAACAGCTTTATTAGTTTCTTTATTAGCTTTATTAGCAGATGCTTTAGCTTTTTCAACACCTTTAACAGGCTTCATTTGATTAGCTTTATCTACTAATCCAGTTTCGTCTTTTTTCTTAGCAATAGCTTTCTTTTCTTTGCTAGGAGTAATTTTAGTATCAACACCAGATAATTTAAGCTGAGTGTAGTAGAATGGATTTTCAGCTAAATGATCTAAAGCAATTTTCTTTGCTTTTTCAGGATCATCTGTGTGTTCCATTTCAACTTTAATACCCATGCTTAATTCTTGTGGATGAACATGATCAGCATCTACTTTTTCTTTTTTAGCCTCATTTAATGATTCATCATATTGTCCCATTACAGCCTCTTCACCTTCTTTTTCTTTTGCAATTTTATCAATCATTGCTAATGTTTCAGCATCATCATCTCCGTCTTTAGCTTCATTTAAAATACGCTTACTTTTTAATATTCTAACAGCATCATTAAATGATGTAGTATTAGTAACATATTGAGGTAAAGTCATACGTACATTACGCATAAAATTAGCTTGTGATAATTTACCTTCTTTTAAATCGCGATATTGATTAGCTATACTTTTCATTTTGCTTATGATTTAGCGGCCTTGGCCTCTGTATTTTGATACTTTTTTATCTTTAGGTCCACGTGACTTTCTTGCTTTACCACCCTTACGTTTACCAAAGGTTATTTTGCGAGCTTCTTTTGCACCACCTTTTGCTTTTGCCATTATTACTTATTTTAAGGATATAATAATACTACACCTGAAGAAATAGAAGCACTAGTTACAGTAAGAGGAACATTAGCACCAGCTGGAAAAGCTATACTGCTGCCTGCAGCAATTAAACTACCATCATTACCGTCTTTTAATCCTGTAAAAGTACCAGCTGTTAAGGTTGTAAAACCAGAAAATGAACCAGTGATTGAAGTTGATCCACTTACAATAGCAGCATTAAAATTTGAAGGTACGTTTGCCATTATTGATTTAAATTTTTGATTTTATTATTTAATTTATTTACCATTTCAGAAATTTGGGCTACAGCACTGTTTGTGCGGTTCCAATATTGAATACCATCTCCTTCACTTAATTCTTGCTTAATACGTTGAGTATATTCAACAATACGATCAATCTCTTGTAATTTACGTTTTACCTCACGAACAGCTTTATGTAATCTTTCAGCTTTAGTTCTGTAGGTTACTTCATTTTTAAACTTAGAGTATGATACTTCGTTTAATAGTTCTTGCTCGATAATGTCGTTTAAACTTTTCATAGTGTTTTCTTTTATACCACCAGCATAGTATTCACTACCCTTAGTAGCTAAACTAGGCCCAGTATATCCACTAGGTGCAGTGTAACCACTAGTAGCACCATATGTAGATGGTTTATCGTAGTTGCTATATTCTTTATATATCTTAACGCCTTTTTTCTTTTTACCAGTAAGCGATTTATAATCTTTTACTTTAGAATCTGAAGGCATTGTTGTTTCACCTTTAGTTACTTTCCATCCTTCCTTTTCAGCGTATGCTGTAGCAGCATTTTTCTTTTGACCCTTTTTAGCAAATGCATATGGAGTCATAATAGGACCAGCACCAACACCAATAGCACCAGTAGCAGAAATTTCTTCTAACTCTTGTTGTACTAATGATCTTATGTACTCTTTTAAATCCATTACTTTACAGATTTTAATTCTTCAATTAATTGATGAAACTGTAATAAAGCAATAATATTATCATCCTTTACGCTTTGATTTTTTTCAAGTGGCTTTAATAAAGTAGCCACTTCATTCAATTTAATTTGAATGGTTTTATCTACTACTGTTTTACTTAATTGTGCAATTTGTGCTTTAATAGCAGTAGTGCTTTCATTTACAAATTCACGTAATTTAACAGTATTAGAAATATTATTAATATATTCTTTCAACACAGATTTTTGTGCTGGAGACATATCACCATATTTTTCGTTGAATTTTTCAAGTAACATTTTGTAGGCTAAGATACGAGTACCTTTATCCATTTTAGCATATTCTTCTAACACACGGTCTTTAACGTCTGTTTTGTTAACCTCTTTACGAGTGATATGCTCAAGTAATGTTACTTTATTTTCAATAACGTGAGATGGCTCAACAAACTCTAATGAGTTGTGAGCCTCAATTAAATTATATGCAGCAGCATATTGTGTATAATTGTTAATCTTAGATTTAAAAAACTCTTCTAAATCATAAGCTTCACGAATATCCTTGATTAAATTATATTTTTCCTTACGTAATGCAGAACGATTTAAACGAGAAGAAATTTCAAGCGTCGCGTTAATTAATGATTCAGCTTTACCTTCAGTTAAGGCTTTAGTACCAACTAATGCCTGATATAATTTATATTCTTTGGCTAATTCGGATTTAGAAAAGTATTTCTTAACTAAACCAACAGCAGCAGAGTCTTTACCAGAAACGGTATCTGATGCTATTTGGCGTACTAGTAATTCAAATAGTATACCAGTATTTTTAAATTTGCTATGTTTGATTTTCATATTAGTAAGAAATCACTACCTATAAATATGTAGATATTATATGTCCTTGATATTTTTTTCGTCCAATAATGAAGATTCCTGTTCAAATATATTTTGCTTATTATCCATATCGGTACGCATACCTTTTAGCATATCTCTATAGCGTAAAGATTCAGCTAAAGCTAATGGAGAACCACCTTTAGGTGTACCACTTCCTTCATCAGGAATATTAGCAGTGTATATAGTATTTTCCTCACTACCTAATCTATCTTTACCTAATGGATCGCGTTGTGTACCAACAATAGATGTTTTTTCTTTAGGACGACCAACATCACGTTTTTCATCATATCCAGGAGGAACAGCACCTGTATCACCAACACCATTTCTACCTTTACCATATAATGAAGCAAGATCATGTGGTGTACCGTAGGATTTACCTGATTTAGCTGGATCATTACCTTCGTTTTCAATTTGACCTAAGCGGAATTGACGTTTCATGTCCTCAATTACTTGATCACGATATTCATCGAATTGATCTTCACTAAATTGGAATACATGGTGGTAAATCCAATCTGAAGGTAATAATTTAGTATCTTGGATATTTTTAGCTAAATCAATTTTTTCTTTCCACAATGCTACTTTCTCTTGTTCGTAGATAATTGATGGAACGGTTAATGCTAGCTCAAAATTATTTAATGAAGCACCATCGTATCCTTGAGTATATAAGTGTACTAATGCAATCTTATATAATTCACTAACAACAATACGTTGGATACGTTCAATTGTACGAGCAAAACGAATATCTTCAGCAGCTAATGTAGCCTTACCAGTTAAGTCTTTCTCAAATCCGAAGAATGCTTTAGGTACCTTAAGAGCAGCTAACATTTCATCACGTAAGAAGTTTACGTCTTCAATAGCATTATACTCTAAACCTTTAGTAGTTTCAATCTTAGTGTTACTAGTAGCGCCACGTTGTGGAATATAGAAGTCCTCCATCAAGTTCATCATATTGTAGCGGAGGTTATATTCACCTGTATTTTTATCAATAAATGGAACTTTTTGCATTTTCTGCTTTAAACGCTCCATGTATCCGTCTACTTCATTTGGAGGTAAGTTTCCAATATCAACGTAAAATACACGTTTTTCTGGGGCACGGGTGATACGATGTAATAACATCGCATCCTTCATCAAAATATATTGTTTATAAGTTTTGCGAGCAGGCTCAATATATGAGCGTCCGTAAGGTAAGTAGTTAGCATCAGTTAATAGCCTAAAATGCGCTATTTCATAGTTTTCAAACTTAATCTTACCATCTCTATCTTTAACACGGCTATTAATACCACCAGCCGCAATTACCATTGGATCAATTTTGAAACATACGTAAGATGGATTAGTTGGATCTACACCTTCTTCACGAACCATATCATAAACTGATAATGGAATTGCACCATACACACCATATTTTTCAGCAATTTGTAAATATAAGTAAAAATCACCATACTTACACATATTGCGAATCCATAGCCATAAGTTAAATTCGATGTTTAAAACATCATAAAATAAATTATATAATATACGTTGGAGATTCTCATCTGGTGATTTAATATGCACCACTTCTCCATTTTCATTTTTTAGTGTAGCTTCGTCTGAAACAATATCCAAAGCAGATGCAATGATAGATTCTGTATCCATTGCCTCATAGTCAGTATATAACTGAATACGAAGTGTTTGATAATTCATTGTTGGGTTATATGGCATATTAGCGCCATAGCGATGCAACTTAGTGAATCTATCTATTAATGCGTTTGTTTTTACGTTTCCGTAAGCTTGGATTCTGTCAACGTCTATTGTTCTTAATTGATTACCGCCTACATTCCTAATGATAACATCAGTGGAAAATAAGCGTCTTAATCTATCAAATAAGCCTGTTTGTTGTTCAGCCATTTTTATGTTTTGTTATATCAATAAATATTTATAATTTAAAGCACCCATCTAAAATCCTCGAAACCGTACGGGGTTTCGGCTATATATGGGTTTTGTGCTCCATTTGGTAATGCTGGTGGGAGCATTGATGGATTTTTGTTACTAGATATATTATCTATAGCTAATCGTGTTAAATCCATACCTTGTTGTGCAAATTTAACACCAGTATCTCTAGTAAATAACCCAATACCCAATGCCATTACCAAGTCATCATTATAACCTGTTTGGGCAGCTGCTTTACCATTATGCCAAATAAACACACGCAATTCCTCTAACAAACGTTTTGATCGAAAGATGAATGCTCTATCCCTAATATACGCCTCCATCTTTGAGATAACAAGTGGTCTTGTTTTAGCTGATGTAGTGAAGCCAGGGACTGTTTGATCGCTTCCCATTTTAGCCATCCATTTATCCATTTGCATTTCACCATAGGCGCGAGGTGAATAATATAGATTTCTATATCCTTTTTCAATTACGGTATTGACCACGTCCCAACCCACGTTTGCGTTTTCAACCACAAGTAAAGCATTGTTATACTCAGAAGCAACAGAGACAAGCATATTACCAAAGGCTCTAGTGTCGATTTGCGATTTGTATTCAGCCACTTGTTCACACGAATCCACGTCAATAACATGGAACGCAGAATAGTCTGAGCCATCACCACGAGCAACGTCAGCGCTAATAATATAATTCCTAGAATAGTCAGGATACTGAAATATCCAAAAGTCGCCACCCATAAAGCGGCGTTCGACAGGTTCCTGGATGTACGTTTGTTCATAAAAAGATAAATTATCAGGTTCAATTACTGAGTTACCAAAACCAAGGAAGTCACAGTCATATTCTTGGGCAAACTCTCTTGGTGACATGTTTGCTCTTTCTGTTATTTCCCATTGTTCATCTCTATCAGGATGTAAATTCCAAGGCAATCTAATTGCTTTAAAATCATTTTTACCAATTTCAGCTTCAGTATACA